CAGCATACAGTTCTGTAAAATTGTCGTTGACTTTGCTAAAAGCAACTCTTATTGGATCACCGTTGCCCTGGTCCGCCGTTCCTAAATTTATTGTTTTTTGTGTCATTATACTCGTCCTACTGCAACTTCGATTACACCGGCTTCGCTGTAATCTTTATCTTCTAACGCCTTGCCTATAATAGTTCCAATCTTTGGATCCAGTGCCCGAGTGGCATATCCTGCCACTGCTGATGTTGTTAACATTTCGCCCTTCTTAACTCGACCAACTACCTTACATGGCACACGCCCTTGCAGTGCTACTCCTGCTCTTGTTCCTGCTAAATCACTGTTCATCATGTAGGCAGCGTTAGTTGTTACTACACCTGCCAACTTTGTATCACTGATCGTCTTACTGATAGTTACTTCACTGTCTCCGCCAAATATCAACACAGTACCTGGCTCGTACTCAGCATCTGCTCGATAGTATTCTGCCAAGTCAGCGTATCTGGCACTGGTTGCAGTTCCTTGGAACAAGTTTGCATACAAGTCACCAGCAGCATCTCTGGCTGCAATAGTGTTGGCTGTGGCTGTAGATGCTGCTGAACGATAGGCAGCATTCCACAATAATGAATCTGCCTGTGTGGCAGTTGTGGCAGTTGTAGCACTACCAGCAGTGGTAGCACTTGACGCCACCAGTGTTGAACTTGCACCCAGTGTAAATTGACCAGTCAGTGTGACTGGAGTAGATGCCGCAGCGCCACCAGTTGCACTGATAATTTCAACACCACCAGGTGTTTTAACTTTCAGTGTAGTGCTCGAGTAACTCAACACTTCGGAACCATTTAATAACACCGCAGTAGTATCAACTCTACCAGTGCCGTCTCGTAAAGTTAATGTGTTATTGGTAGCACTGGCTGACACCGTGGTAATACCAAATGTATCAGTTGGTGACCCTGTAGCAGTCAATGTTACAACACCAGTGCTGCTGAACATGTTACTGAGACCACGTGTGACCACAGTTTCGGGAGCAGTAGCGGCTGGCACTGCTGCACCACCTGTGAAGTTGGCCAACACGCTGGCATCACTGATAGTGGCCAAATTACTTAATGCAATACCATTGGCTTTGACAGTGACAACACCACTGGCCACTGCAAAGTTTGTGCTGGAAAAACTAGCAATACCTTTAGTGGATGTAGTAGCATCGTTCAACAACAACTTGCTCTGATCAATTGCAGCAGTAGCACTGATTTCTGCATTGGTCAATGACAGTGGAGCCACACTTAATGTTAATGCTGCACTGGGAATGAATGAAACTGCAGATCCGATGCTGTGCGTAGTTGATGTAGTGCTCATCAAACCTCTAGTGATACCATTCAACACATTGGCTGGACTGATGTTACTGTAACTAAACACCTCCCCGCCTATGACGAATCTTCCACCGGCACCGTCGAATCCAGTACTGCTGGTCACGGTTAATGATCCACTTATGGGTAACGTATCCGCAATCGCAGTTTGCAACACAGTGGCAGTTGAATATGTCACAGTGGAATTGATATTGCCGGCAAACGGAGCATTGGTCACTGCATTACCAGCACCTAAAAATACTGGAATTTCTCCTATTGTTGGCGCCAACAAATATACGTCATTTAATTCTTCAAATTCATCATAGGCAGCAGTCAAGGTATCAACATAGTCTTTGGTAGCAGCATCGGTACTAGACACTGGATTGGCCAACCCTTGTATTCTATTGTTGCCCATTTGCAACGCACCATTCATCGGGTTAAGACCATTTAATGGTAAAAATCCCGGACCAATTCGATCGCCAACACCAACAGAAATACCACTGTGGTCCAATCCCAATCGTTTGTCAATATATCCTCTAGTAGCACTCTGTGTGGGCACAGTGTCTGAACTGTTGGCAGTCATGGTATTGTCAGTAGAGAATTCGCTGACCACAACACCACGTTTGAATCCTAATCCGTCCAGATTACTCAGCGCAATGGCCGCTGAGAATGTCACAGTGCCAGTACCTTGGTCAACTGTAAAGAATCGTCCCACTCGGAAGATACCGTATTGATCTGTTGATACAAAAAACACACGACCCACTGTTTCTTCAAACACTTCTTGTGATTGCACAGCGGCCTGTGCCGGACTGCCAAATGTGATGTTAGGATAATTGGTGGTATTGAATCCTCCAGTGCCTACGTCCAAGAAGTCATGACTGGTAGCACGACAAGTACTGATACGCACAGTGACGACTCCAGTAGTTCCACCATCAGCACCTATTCGCAAAGTTCTTATGGCGCTGGTTGGGAATCCAGTGGCAATGCCCACTGCAGTCGGCACCACGTTTTTGTCAGATTCGTCAGTAATGATAATGTGGGTCGGTACACGTTTTCTAACCACTCCACCGGTAGTGTATGCTGCAAATACTGCAGAGTTAACTCCTGTAATTCTATTTTGATTGACATACAATTCAAACGTATCATTGGTCAACTTTGTGATCCAATAGATACTGTCATTCAATTGTGTCATGCCACTGACACCAGTTATTCTCACACTGTCGCCGCTGACTAGTCCGTGTGCCACAGCAGTGATCACACAAGGATTGGCTTGTGTAGCGCCAGTTATCACTTGGTTAGTGCCAAATGCTTCGGGAACATAAGATGTTACCTTGTGTGTTTTTCCACTCCATACAGTGACAAGATCCCCAGCATTTATTCTAGAAATATTTTCCACTTCAGTAATGTCTTCTATGGCAATTCTAGTGTCGCCTGCGGTAAATCCCATGGTCTTGCCTGCGTCAATTGGATCAGCCGTGCGTCCATCATTGCCGTCTGTGTTAACTCTTACAAAACTGTAAGGGGCATCACTGGTTAAAATTGCTTGATCACCCGGTAATAGTTCACCAGTTGATTCGGTCAAATTGTAAGCAATAGTTCTATAAACGAATGTAAATTGATTGTCAAACTGCAAAGCAGTACTGGGTCGTACTGGTTGCACATTTTCTACACCGTCTACTTTGAAATTGGTTAATGTTCTAATAGCAACAACTTGATTATGAGTTAAAAATGCACCAAGTCCAGTTGATGTTCTATTGTCGTTGGCAGCAGTGCTGAGATTCAATTGAATAACCGTATCGCCACCAAATGTAGTAGCAGTGTTTTGTATACTGTTGATTTCGTATCTCAATATGCCAATAGCACCACCGTGATCAATTTCCAGTTCAGAAGTATTGGTTGGTTTGTAATCATATGCATAGACAAACAAACTAGTAGCCGTCGCATTCATAAAAGACGACGCAGTCATTGTAGTCGGTGCTCCCACTGTAGATGCTACAGTCAATATGTACACACCTGCACCGCCGGTAGTGCCACTGCTCTGACTGTCGATCAATGTGCTGTTAGTTACCCCAGTGCCTCTCACAGTTTGACCCGCAAGTAGTTCACCGTATGACACTGCTGACACTGTCATTGTGGTACCAGAGATAGTAGCAGTGAATTCTGCACCATACGGTGCCAATTTATAAACTCTAGCAGCCTGACTCAATGGATTCATTAAAGTCACTGCGTCTGGTATTTCTGTAGGATCAGAACCAATACTGCGTAGTCCGTACTTACCGTGACTGTTAGACCCTGCAATACTGCGAATTTGTCCGCCGTTAACAGCATAGTAAGCAGTGTAACAATAGTAGGTAAAAGTCGACACCTGTTCAGTCAATCCAGTATTGTTTGCTACAATACCATAGCCAAGATCGTTGACCTGTGTAAAATCATTGGCCAACATTGATCTGTTGCCTGGAGTTTCTAAAATAATTCCCACATTACTGCTATTCCAGGGAGTGGTGTCATTCAATTCAACAACCGCAATGCCAGTGGTAGAATCATAACTTTTAATATAATCTACTTGAAATCTCGAACCGCTGTCATAAAATGCACACGGCGCCAACGGGGCTCTATATGTTAATCCTGAAAGTGTTAACTCTAAACCGTCGATACTAGCGTTGGTAATGTTGGCTTGCAATCTTCCCACAAACCCGTCAATGTACATACCTCCTCTAAAGGCCTGTTTATTGATACTCTGTGTAAAACAACTGTTACTTTGAAAATATGGAGATTTAGATCCCACTAATCCTGCTGGATCCAATACACACATGAATCCGCCCATACCTTGGCCGGTCATGTTCTGCATCTTGCCAGCATCATTCCATAAGAACATGTCTAGATCTTTGTTGTTTTTGGGACTTGTTCTAATAGTAGTTGATCCCACAGTTTGACTAATAGAAACTGTGTACACTCCAGTATTGCCAACACCTGAGCCACTGGCCTCAATTGTTGTAGAACTGATAGTTGATGTAATGGTAGTAGATGTAACAGTCTGGCTGATGTTTACTGTATAGGTACCCACACCACCTAATCCAGTAACATTACCCGAAACTATGGTTCCTGGAGTAATAGTACCACCAGTAATAACTTGACCGGCAATCAGTACACCTGCAGTAACTCCGGTAACTGTCAGTGTTGTTCCTGAAATTGATCCTGTGACTACTGCACTAGAAGTATCTACGGTATACGTACCTATTCCGCCAGTGCTACCAGTTAATTGACTGCTGACCGTAGTACCGAACGGAATGTTAGTGCCAGTTAGTTCTTGACCAATTCTAATTGGACCATTGATCATCTCTGTGACTGTCAGTGTGGTAGCGGTGATCTCCCCCACAAATTTAGTATCTACAATAGTGGTACCCGTAGCAATACCAGTACCGTAAATCACAGTTCCTGGTAATAACACACCTTGTGATACCGATGTTACAGTCAAATTGTTTCCACTGATAGATCCTGTGAACACAGGATCTGTAGGATTGCTTAGATAATGATACCCATAATTGAACGTGTCGTAAATGAACCATTCTCCACTAGGCACAGCAAATGTATTGCTGAGTTGTTCAAATACTGTGGCACTGATGTTTGCCCCACTAACGTTGGTAATTATTGCTTTACCATTAGCGGCTATCAATACCTTGTTAATCCACAGTCTATCAGCAATGCCACTAGACAGTGTAAAATTGATGTTTCCCGAAGTGTCACTTGGTGTAAGTGTAACACTGGTCGCATAATTTACACTGTAGTCAATATTACCTATCAACAGTCCGTCAAATGTTCCGTCTCTATAAAAATATGTACGTGCCCATTGACTTTGACTGATACGATCTCGTGGCCTAACAATACATCTACGGAATTCATCACCTTTTAATGTAACGTTAGTAGGAACTTTGATAGGCAAGTCTTCGTAATAAATTCCACTTTCTATCTTAATAGTAATTTGTAATTCAATGTTGGGTTCACCAAATTCTAATTGTTCGCCGATAACAAAATTAATTGGCGCTCTCAAAAGTCTACAACGAATAAAGTCAAAATTGGTACTGTCTTCGTTGGCTGCATATTCTGTAATTACAGCAGTGGCACCTGATGTCATACCTCGAATGATCTTGCCAGGAGTGATGTCAAGATTAGTATCATTACCTTGATCCACAAATCCATTGCCGCCGTTGCTAAAACTAATTTCAACTAGGCCGGTGCCAAAATTTACCAACGGTGCGTTGGCAATGTTGGTGACAATGTCAGTCACAATGGTAAACAAACTATTTTGATATGCTACTGCGGGTCCCGACACATTGTTGTAAATGCCGTTGATAACTTGTGTTTGTGTATTAGGAGCAATACCAGTAACAGTTTTTGCTACTACAGTATTTTGCACAATCTGTGCAGATATAGTTTTAATCCTGTTGATAGCACTGAGTGTTTCTACAGGATATACTGTTCGTTCAATTATGGCATCAGCATCTCTGTAATAATTTTTACCAATATTTCTGCTTTGATAGTTGCCGCCAGTGGTCATGTCAATGATCACACTGTCAACAATATTTAAAATATTTTGTGCAAATGCCACAGAATTGTATACCAATGTAGGAAAATTCAATCCTAACCATGCAATGGCTTCTGCTTCGATAAATGTTCTGTTCTGATTTAGTAAAAACGTAGCGTCTGTGTATGCCAAACTGGTACTGTTACCGCTGAGGAATGTATTGGTACTGACCTCAGTGGCTGTTTGTTCAAGACCTTGAGTATATATCAACAGTTGTCTATATGGTCCTGGTTCTTCTTTACCCAGTTCTATTAGATCTTCTGCTCGAGCACAAGCAGCACCAATGGTTGCGTAGGCATAAGAAAAACTGCCACCGTCTTTGCCTGCAGGAGTATTTGCCTGCGCATCGTCACCAGTAGTTGCTACAAATAAGTTTACACTACTGGCAAAACTGTTGTTGTCTACATAGTATTTGGTAGCAGCTCGTAAACCTTCTGGATCTGTTGATATTTGTCCGGCAAGTCCACCAGGATGATCATGTAGATTCAATGCTCCGGTCATTGAATCGCCCGCCTTCGAAACCACTTCATTTCTACGTGGAACTTGTGTACCTGTAGCACCAGCAGGCACATTCAACGCCCCAGTCATAGTGCCTCCAGATTTGGCTACATAGGTAGTGTCAGCGTATCCTTTGTTCACAGCCAATGTATTAAGACTAACAGTGGTTCCATGTATAGTATTAAACAATGTTAATGCAGCGTTGTCGGGATTGGCTATGTTACCGATAGTAAATGTGTTGGCATTCAATGGTGCAGCCAACAATGGCGTGGTGTCTGCAGACACATTACCAGAAATATTGGTAATTGTAATAGCATTGGGATTGCTGTTGTCGATATTAATGCCACTGCCCGCAGCAATGGTTTTCAATCGTAATGCCACACCAGCAGAATCTACGGCCACTACATGATTGGCATATCCTTCAAAACTGGTAGCAGCCTGCACAGGGGAAATTTCAGTGCCTAAACTGTTGCGTTTGTTGATACTGACATCATCTAAGTTGACAAAGCCAATGGTATCACCACCTCCTATGATGGCATATAGTTCACGAAAATTATCATTTACTTTGCGGAACGATTCGCGAATACTGTCGCCAGTGCCGTCATTACCTTGTGTGCCAGTATCTACTTGTTGTCTTGCCATTGTTATACTCCGAAACTTGATCCGCAACCACATGTTGACTGTGCATTGGGATTTTTAATTGAAAAAGAAGAACCATGTAAATCTTCTTTATAATCTATCACTGCGCCCTGTAAGTACTGCATACTCATAGCGTCTACTAAAACTTTAAATTTGTCCAACGAAATTTCAAAATCATCTTCGTTATGCTCTTTGTCCAGCGTAAATCCATAAGTGAACCCACTGCATCCGCCACCTTGTACAAATGTTCTCAATGACATAGTGGGATCATTTTCTTCTGCAAGGATATCTAAAATTTTGATCTTTGCTGATTCTGTAATTTCTATCATTTTTATTGCCTCTATGGGTATTTACCTTATTTTTTTATAACCTTAATGTAAATACATTATGTTTATCACAGTGGAAGAACGCACGTCTACATATACCAGAATTAGCAAACTGGGGCAATCACATACCTACAATCGCAGTTGTGGGTATGCGGTGTTACGGTGTGACAGTTGTGGAGAAATATTTCGCCGATTGAAAGGATCAATGGATCCTAAAAGACTCAGCAACAGTTATTTTCATTGTTGTGAACACTGTAATCCCAAAACATTTGCTCAAAAGAAAGGCGTCGAGCGACGCCTTGTGTGGGACATGCCGGCCAGCAGCATGGCTGACATCAGCCGATTGTAGCCAATCTTGCATTGATTACATCATAGTTTATAATTTTCCAAATGTTTTCTAAATATTTTTTCTTGTCTGCTTGATAATCTAATGCCCAAGCATGTTCCCACCAATCAATTAACAGCACAATGTCTTTCTTAATTTCATGATTGACGATTGTTTTGATTTTGCCATCAGTGGCCAGATACACCCATCCTGAGCCTTGTATTGACATTGCTGTTTTGGTAATTTTTTCTTTGAACTGATCAACACTTTTATGGTGTTTGTTTATAAATGTCAATGCTGCGCCAGTTGGTGGATTGGCGCCAGTGGGTTTTTGTAACTGTCCAAAATATATATTGTGTAAAAAAGCACCTGCTTCGTTAAAATCAGCATCGCCTTCGCCTGTATTATAACGATCAACATATCCTTTATACAATGTACCATAATGATAGTCAATGGTTTCCTTGCTTTTAACAGGCGCTAAATCAGTGCGGTCGTACGGCAATTTAAGATGCACTAATGTGTCTAC